TCAGCATCATTAAAAGTAAAAGTAGACATTATGCAAGTAATCCTCCTGGTCTTTTTTGTTGTATTATTTCAGATTGTACTGCTGCTGATATAGCAAGTCCAAGTTGTCTACCTTGTTCTTCATCACCTTCAACAGACGATCCAGAGGCATCTACATTTACTACGATATTTGTTGAACCTCCACCAATGCCAGCTAAATCATGGTTTGGAATAATATTTCCTGATTGATTAGGCACAAACAATTCTGGCCCTTTTTCTCCCACAATATAAGGATTTTTTCTTCCTACTGGACCACCATTAGCTGCCGCCATTACTGTTCCTTGAACATCATTTAAAGCTGGACCGAAGTTAAATAAACCACTAAATAATCCTAAAAATCCTTTTTGTATCTGTAAAGCAAGAAGCTGTGCAGCAGTATCAAGAAAATAATCAGCGATGCGATTTAACATACTTCTAAACGCATCAGATACGCTCATTGTTCCTTTAATAATTCCCTTAAATGAATCTTCAAATCCTATCTTTATTTGTTGACTTAAATCTAAAACACCTCTCATTGGATTCATTAATTCTCTTAATTGATCCGTAGGAGCATTAAATTCTGCTAAAAATTGTATCTGCTCATTTATTTTGATCTGAGTCTCTAAATATTGCTCTGCGTTTTTGTTTGTTTCATCAAATTCTGCATTAAATTCTTTTTGTTTTTTAATTCTAAAATTTTGTCTTTCTATTTCTGTATCGTATGCTTTTTTGTATTTACCTCTGCTATTTTTGAAAACATCATCAAAATTAAATTCTTTTATTTTTTCATCTGTAGCAGCTTTTCTTCTTATATTAATAATCTCTTTTTGAAGTTCTAATTGAGCTTCTAATGCTCCATCAGTAGCTAATGTTTGCAATAATTCTCTTCTTTTTTCTTCACTAATATTTCCTGATAATTCTTGTATTTTACCTAAAACAGATTCCGTATTTCTAAGACCTGATAAAGAATCAAAGACCTCTCTAGAACCAAAAGCTGATAATAATGTTCCTGCTCGATCTGCTCCAAAAGTTTTAAAAGTTGTTGCTAATTTAATTGCTTCGTCATTTGTAATATCAAATTCTTTTGCTAAATTTTTTATTTGTTTCCTAGAAAATTCAGATTCAATACCCATACTTGATACGTCTTTATTTAAGTTTCTTACCTCTTTTCTAAAAGCTCTGACTTTTTCTATTTGAGCAGCAAGAGCAGTAGCAGCAATAGAAGCAGCAAATCCTCCTCCTGGTGCAAGTGCTCCTCCAAGACCACCAGCTATACCACCAAAAATGGAACTTAATCCACCAGCACCAAATAATAAAGGAAAACCTCCACCAATCAATGCACTACCAGCACCACCTTTTAACCTACCCATTGCACCACCTGGCATGGCAAAAGGTCCTCCTTGTGCGTTTTTACCAAAACCTAATCTGTTTTGTATTGGTAATCGAGGGCCAATTTGACCTCCTGGTATTCCAAAATTACCCCCAGGCAATGCACTAAAGGCTCTCTGTGTTTGTTGTTGTGTTTGAATTGTTGCTATTTTTGCAACTTTTTTATCAATATTTCTTAAATGTTTATCTCTAGCTTTATTTTTTATTGCCTCAATTTTTGCTAATTCTGTTACTTGATTTGCTCTTGCACTAAATCCTGCAAAACCAGATTTAACTTGTCTTGATCTAGCAGTTCTATCTATAACTGCTTGTTGACCTGATGTTACCGATTCAGCCCTAATTTTAGCTAACAACCTTTCTTTTTGTCTTAGCTGTAAATTCATTTCTTTCTCTACAGCTACAGCAGCTCTCGCTGCTCTTGTAAAACTACTCGTTCCAATAGCTGCTTTATCTAATAATGATTTTGCTCTTGAAATTTGTTTATTAAGTTTTCCAAATGTTGAAACAGCAACTTTATTTTGCTTACTTGCTTCTTTATTAAACTCCCGTATATTATCTGTTGCTCCTTTTAACTCCTTACGAAGTTTTGTTAGCTTATTAGAATTTTTTAATGCAATAGCAATATCAACATTATAATTAGCCACTTGCTATAAAAATCAAAACATTTTCTCTATATTACCTTCTTTTGCCCTTTAAAGCACTAACTCTTTGTGCTTGTTCTTGTTGTTTTTTATATTCTTCATTTTCAATTTCATTATATGCAGCCCAACCTATCATTTCTTCAATAGTCAAAGTTTCACATAACTCAGCAACAGTTTTATGTAATGTTTTTGCTAAAGAATAAATAAACTGCCAATCTTTATTAGCTTTTTAAATCGGCTTTAGCCTCTTTTACCTCCTTATCAGCACCTACTGTAATCATCGCTATTTGAATTTCTTCAAGAATAGATGCTGATATTTCTCTTCTTAAAGAAGCCTTATCACCATCTTGAAAAATGCGATTACCCTCTTTATCTAATGCTTTTTCAATCATCATTTGTAAAGCGTAATCATTAGTATCATCTGTACCAGTTTTTTTCTGTATTGCTTCTCTTTCAGCAATAGTTAAAGGATGCCAATAGATAGTCAAAATAATTTCATTTTCTTGTTTAACATCATGTTTGTAAAGTTGTGAAACTCCAAACCTGTTTTTGAGTAGGTCAACTGCTCTAGTCATAAAATTAGTATACTTACTTTAGTATACTAAGCGTTTGCGGTAAATTGGCAAGATATTAAGCCAAGAAAGTGTGAAGAATCATCTAATTCAATAGGAGCAGGACCGACAACATCCAATACTCTAGGATCGCAACTGAAACTATCTGTGTAAGTAGAAGCGTTTACAGAAGTAAGTCCATCAATAACAGCTTCACCTAATTCAGACAACGCAGCACTACCTTTTCCTCTTGGAACATAGATATTACATTGAATAACTCCAGAATAAAAATCCTGTGATGCACCTTGAGTCTGTGTAGTAGCTTGTGCAAAATCTACTGACATAACAATATATTTTTTAGTTTTACCTGGTGTTTTATAAACCATATTGTCATAAATCATCTCTACAGTTGGATCAACATCTGCAACTGCATCTGTTACTGCTTTTTCAAAAGCTGCTCGTGTGTTAACTAAAGTCATAGATCAGTGTAATCAACAAATGCTTTCTTAGGATCTGCAAATTGACCAATACCACCTTGACCACCTTTTAATGAAGACATACCAACTGCAATTTTTGGTTTCTTTTCTGTGAAAGTTCTTTTAATTAATTCTGCAAGTTTACCTTGAACATATTGTGGCACTTTACTTCTATCTGAAGCTAAAGCTCTAGCAGCATATTGTGATCTATTACCAATAAATACTTTTGAAAATGGTTTAAAATTATATGATATTTCATCAATAAATCTTGGCTCAATTTTTGCTTGTGAAGATCTTTGACCTCTTCTTGTTGGTTTAATATTGCTCCAAGGTGCAACTGTTTCTCTGGGTTCATTAGGTCTAGGTCTTTGCGTACCAGCTGTCCAACTAGAAGCAAAAAAACCTGTATCTACTGGACTATACCTTTCTTTTGATAAATCAACTAATATAGCTCGAATCAATTGATTTAAATCACTTTCAAGATTACCAGTAAGATCTTTCTCTATATTTTCAATACCTCTAGATTTAGCCATCAGAACCTCACCAATAATGTAAAAAGATAAGTCTGTCCACCTTGTCTTGTATCTATATTAACTATCTGTCCTACTCTTGTAGATCCAGCATAAGTTAATGTAACTTCATCTTCAAAACTAGGTTGATTATTACCAATCAAATCAGGTGATATATATATTTTTGCTTCTCTTCTTTCCCTTCCATCATCCTCTGTAGATTGAACAAATTCAACAGGAACTTTTAAATCTGAATAAGTAGTATCTATAGTAACTTGCTCTCCAGTTTCTACGTTATAACTTGAGATTCCTTTCTTTACATAAGTAATAGTCGAATCAAAAGAAGTGCCTAAATCAGCAACAACCTGTTTAGCTACACTTCTAAATAATGAATCTAATTGACCTGCCATTATCCTCTAACTACCCTCATCTGAAATGTTCCTGCTCCACCTAACATATACGCTCCAAGATAACTTTGTAACCATGGATAAACATCCAAAATATTATTTATAGAACCAGTACCTTGACTGTCAGTATTGTATTTAACTTGTAAATCTCCTAATTTTACCTCAGAAAAATTACCATCTTTACCAGTTGTGCCAGTAATAGCACCAGTATCATTTGCCAAAGCTCTAGCTAATTCATATTGTGCATATTTAATATTTAATGGAATAG